CACGCTGGGCTGGTGGACGATGACCTTGTAGCCCGACACGGTGCCGTGCTGCAGGGTCATGGCCGACAGGGTGGCCGACAGCACGGTGCTGTAGAAAGTCACCTCCTGCGCGGCAGTCAGGTCCAGCTTGACGCTGCCGGCCATCGCACGGTTGGTGATGTCCACCGTCTCGCCGCCCAGCAGGGGGGAGAAGGTAACGGCGTTGCCCAGATCCAGGTCGATACCCAGCGAGGGGTACGGCGTGCCGCCGCTGACCGCCGGCGCACCAGTGGGCGCCACGGTGGCGCCAAAGGTGACGTCGCCGGTGTTGGCGTCGCTGATGGTGAGCGGGGTCTTGAAGGCCGAGAAGTCGACCGATGGTGCCGAGGCCGCCGTCGGCAGGCTGAACAGGCCCTGGAAGCTGAAGACCAAGGTCGGCCGGTCACCCGAGGCCATGCCCAGCTTGACGTTGCCACGGGCGCCGACGATCTTGTGCAGGACACCGTCGTCATACCAGTACAGGGTGACGCTTTCCTGTCCGGTGGTGATCGGCGTGTAGTCGACCCGGGTGAGTGCGATGAGCACCTCGGCCAGCGCGCAGGCGCGCAGCAGCGGGCCGTAGGCCGGCGCGGTGCCCAGCGTGCCACTGCCGGCCAGCTCAACCTCGATCTCGCACGACACGTTGCGGGTGCCGACCAGCTGCTCACTGCCGCCCAGGAACGGGCGCACCAGGTCGCGGTCGACGTTGTTGGCCTGCAGCGGCGTGATCTTGGGCTTGCTGCACAGGATGGCGTTGGCGGCGCCGGTGGGCGTGGGGTCAACGCCGTAGGTGGCTTCGATCTTGGCCAGGATGACCTGGTTGCGCGTGTTGCGTGCCATGGCGATCAGGCCTCCTGGCTGGCGCCGGCATCAGCCGCAGGCGCATTGGTGGTAGTCGCATCAGCCGCGGGCGCCGGGTCGGTGCTCAGGTCAGGGGCAGCCGGTGCGGTCTGGTGCACCTGCGTCAGCGCGCCGGTGATCGGGTCGCGGCGATAGCTGCCACCCTGGTGGGGGTGTTCGGGGGTGTCGGCCATGGGGGTCCTTGAGAGGATGGGGTCAGGCGCCGGGGCTGTTGAGGGTGTTGCCAACGGTGCGGTGGGACACGGGGTACAGGCCCACGGTGATGCCGGTGCGGGTGTCCAGCACCTGCATGTCGCTGCGGATGGTGGGCTGGCGAAGGTCGGCGCCCACGATGGCCGCGCCAAGCGGGTTACCGGCCATGAGGCGCTGGTACACACGAGCGTGCAGCGCGCGGCTGGCGCGGCCGGCAGCGCTGCGGGCATCGGCCCGGGCATAGCATTCGATCTGCACCGTGGTGGTCCAGTCGACCGGGGCACCCATCAGCACGGTGGGCGACTCGGGATCGCTTCCAACGATGCTGATGCAGACGGCCTCGTCCGTTGTCTCGGGCAGGCTGCCAATGTCCACGTCCTCGCCGATGGGGCCGGCGGTGACGGCGGGGGCCTGGGCCAGCAGGGCGAGCACGGCATCGACGATGGCGTCGTGTGCATTCACGCGAGATGCTCCAGATCCAGCAGGCTGTCGCCAGCCTCGGGCGTGTCAGTGCGGCGCTGCACGCGCCAGGTGGTGGTGGCACCGCGGTACAGCACATCCAGGGTGCTGCCCTTTTGCACATCGACTACCAGGACGCTGATGGGCACCAACACCGAGGGCTCACGGCCGGGCATGTGCATGCTGCCCAGACCATCGACCACCGGCTGGCTGAACACCGCCGGCATCTGCACGCCCGCTGCCGCACCGCTGCCCAGCGTGACGACGGCATTGGCCATCAGGCTGACCACAGACGCGGCCAGCTGGGCCTCAGCCGCAGCAAACGGGGTAGCGATGGGCATGGGCGCGGCGCCAGGCTCAGCGGTTGAGCTGGACGGCGACCGTGGTGGCGCCGTTGCCAGCCGCCGCCGCGGCGTAGCCGGCCAGGGTGTTGCCGGCCGAGGTGGTGGTGAGCCGGTCGTTGGCCGAGTCGTAGTACACCAGGGCGCCCTGGGCGACCACATCGGTGGACAGCTTGGCGTAGCTGAACACGTCGGACACCGCCAACGGGCCGGTGGCACCGGCTGCGATGGCAGCCAGCGTGATGCCCACGCGAACGCCGACCACCACCATCTTGCCGTTGGCGACTGCGCCGCCGGGGGTGTAGTCCAGGACCTTGCCGTCCTGGATGTATTTGCTGGTCATGAAGAACCTTTCCGCTCAGATCAAGGGATGGGGGTTGCCGCTGCAGCCGATCAGGCGCCGGGGTTCTTGTAGGAGGACTTGTATTCCACCCAGGCGATGCCGTAGTCCAGGCGAACCTTCCAGCGGGTGCCGTCGACGGTGAAGCCGATCTCGTTCTCCAGGTACGGCTCCTGGTTGCCGTCGAGGAAGGCCACCTCGATGGCGGGGGCCACCTGCGGGTCAGCGAACGCGTACCAGGCGGTGCCCGTCAGGCGCGGGCTGCCGATGGTGCGGCTGAACATGCCGTAGCTCTTGTTGTTGCGCTCCAGCTTGTTGGAGGCATCGGGGTCGTACTTGCTGCCGTTGATGACGTCGGCATCGCCCTTCAGGCCCAGGGGGCCCAGCCAGATGCTGGGCTGCAGGTCCAGGAAGTCGTTGCCGGACACGTCCTTCTGCGAACCCATGGCGGTGCGCACAGCGTCGAACGAGGCCACGCCGGGCGCCGCGCCGGCGCCGGCCAGGTTGCCGTGGTTGGCATGGAACAGGGCCACGCCGTCGCTGTAGTTGCCCGGGGTGTTGATCAGGGCGTAGACATCGCTCTCGATGGTGCGGCGGGCAGCGCGGCCCAGGCCGGCGGCCAGGCTGCTGAAGGCCGACAGGTCATCGTTGATGATGGCCTGGCGCGACAGGTTGATGATGTTGCCCTTGGTGGCCGCGATGATGCTGGCCTTCTCGCCATCGGGGATGGTCTTGTTCTTGAACTCGCCCACCTCGGTCAGGCTGTCGAGGTTGCCGAAGCTGCCGGTGCGGTAGCGGTTGTGCGCGCGGAAGTCGCTGACGGTGCCGACGTTGCAGAACAGGCTCCAGGTGTCGGCCTGGGTGGCGTAGGCGTTCTGCAACACCTTGTGCATGGTGGTTTCGAGCAGGATGGGGAAATCGCTGCCGGTCTGGGTGAAGGCCAGCGCCACCACCTCCATCTGGCCCATGCCGTCGATGTTCTTGCCCATGCGGCGCAGGCTGGCTTCGGCCAGGCCCAAGAGCTTGCGGCCGCGCAAGGGGTTGGCCGAACTGGCGATGATCCGGTCGCCCTTGCGGTCGTTCAGGCCGGCGCGGGCCATGATGGCTTCGCAGGCCGCGGCGCGGAACTTTTCGGCCTCGTCCTCGGTGGTGGTGACGCGTGCGCCGCCATTGGGGTTGGCCGGGGTGACACCCTTGGCCATCAGGCCCAGCAGCTTGCGGCCGGCGGCCTCGGGCGTGCAGGTGGTGTCCTGCTCGCACTGGTCGGCCATCGTGGCGAGCTCGGTCTGGTCGATGTCGTTGCGCGTGGCGAACGGGGCGAACTGCGCGCGCACGTCGGTGCGGCGGCGGGCCTCGGCCTGAACGGCCTCGGTGCGGGCAGCGGCCAGGGCCTCATCGGTGGCCGCCGGCTGGTTGGGTTGGGGCATGGAAGTCCTTGCGGTTTGGGCGGCAGCGGCCGCGGGGGTGGAAACGGAAGCGGCAACCAGGCCCAGGCGCTGGGCCATGGCCTGGGGGGTGGCGTAGCGCGACAGGTCGAGCGCACGGGTACCGCTGGCCTGCACGGGCAGTGCGCTGGTGGTGCGGGTGGCCAGGCCGGCATCGACGGCATCGGCGGCGGTGAAGAAGTGGTCCACGCCGTCGGTGAGCCAGGCGGTCATCACCTCTTCGGCCGTCTGGCCGGTGGCCGCGGCGTAGCTGGTGGCCATGGCCCGGGCGTACGTGTCCAGCTGGTCGGCTGCGATGCGCAGCTCGGCCGCATTGCCGCCGGTGTAGGTCCACGGGGCGTGGATCATCATCAGCGCGTTGTCGGCCATCTCGCGCTCGTCGCCGGCCATGGCGATCAGGCTGGCGATGCTGTAGGCGATGGCGTCGACGCAGGTGGTGACGCGGGCCGGATGGCGCTTGAGCGCGTTGTAGATGGCGATGCCATCGGGCACCGACCCGCCGATGCTGCAGATGCGCACGGTGATCGAGTCGGCCTGCACGGCCTGCAGTTCCTCGATGAAGCTGGCAGCGGTGACGGTCTCTTCCCACCAGTTGGGGCCGATGTCGCCGTAGATGTAGATCTCGGCCTCGGCGCGCGGCGGCTGGTCACCCCGGGCCAGCACCTGGCGGGTGGGCCGAACGGTGTACCAGCGGCCATCCTGCGCGGACGGCGTGCCCTTTGCGGGCGGCTGCGGGTTGGGGTTTTCGGTGGGCATGGCGCGCATGGTGTGCGCGCTGGGGTGCCACTTCTACCCGGGAAATGGGACTTGTCTACACCGCACCCGCTTCGGCCTGTTGCCAGGCCTCATAGGCAGGCCAGAAGCGCGATCGACTGCCCGGCTGGCGGGCCTTGGGGTTGCCGTCGCGCCGCAGCACGATGGGGCCGCACCAGGGGTGCTGCTCGAAGTCCCACACGCGGCCACGGTCATCGGTGACCGTGTGGTCCCGGCCGCCCAGGGTCAGGCTGAAGCCAGTGCAGCTGGCGCAGCACAGCCGGGGCATGGTTAGAGCTCTTCGCCACAGGCCCAGCACTCGGCGCTGTAGAGCGCGTCGACGCCGGCGCCACAGCTGCCGCAAACCGGGCTGCCGCTGTAGTCGTGTTCGTCGAGACAGTCGTCGTCGCCGGTCCCGTCGTTCTGCGCTGTCGGGGCGGCGGCGTTGAAATGGTCCCGGCCCCCCTGCATGCACTCGGTGGCGCAGTGGTGCCAGCCGGGGCCTCCTCGCTTACCGTAGTCCGTGGCGCCGCAGGTCTGGCACTCGAACACGGCTTGGCTGCACCGGCCGTCGCCGACTTCATCGGGGTGGGGGCAGGCCCTGCCGCCGATGCTGGCCCACTGGTGCCGACCGTTGGCGCAGGCCTCGCTGCCCAGCGCAGTGGATGCTTCGCGGATCAGGGATTGCAGGGCGAACGTCACAGCGCCTCCCCCTTCGCTGCCGGGGCAACACCTTCAAGCACGGCCCGGACGACACACGCGGCGTTGTCGCCGGTGGCGTCCTCCAGCAGCGCAGTTATCGCCTCGTCCACGGCTGGCAGATCGCGGATGCGCTCGCACTCCGACCATGCTGGCAGCGGTGCGGCGCTGGGCTGGGCGGTGGGTGCCGCCACTGCGGGCGCTGATGCGCGGACGGCCAGCGCCATCTCGATGCCGTCCACGATCTTGCGGTGGAACGCTTCGGCATCCACCGTCTCGGCGTTGTATCCACCGACTCCGAGCCAGCACGCCAGCTTGCGCAGCACTTGCTCGGCTGGCGTCTCGTCGGGATATGGGTTCCGGTCGATGGGTCGCAGCGGGTCCTGCATCGGGTCAATCCGCGCCGACACTGGCGCTGCCTGCGGTGCTGAGGCGGCCAGGCCATAGCGGTCGCGCATGTCGGCCGCAAGAACCGGGTGAGTTGCTTCCACGGCATCGGCATACGCTGCCAAGGCCAGGCGGGCGCACGGGTCGTGGTCAACGTCCAGCACGAAGTGCTCGCAGCCATGATGCTTGCCGCCCAGCTCGCTGCTGCCATCGGTACGCCGTACGTCGAACTTGTGGAACACCCCCTGCTGCTCGGCCGGCTTCGTCATGTCCCGCTCGGGAAGCGGGTCAGGCCCGCCGCAGCCGCAGAAGGGAAAGCGGCCGCAGTACTCCCTTCCGCCGCATGGCGCCTGCGACTTTCCTGGCGCTGCCTGCGGTGCTGCGAACACGCTCTGCACCTGTTCTGAGGTCCAGTCGGGCAGCAGGCTCTTGGCAAATGCCAAGTCGGTCCTGAACCGCGCCTTCACACGATCCACGGCATCGGTCAGCGGTGCTGGCGCTGTGGTGACGGACTCTGAAGCCGACGCCGGCACATCACGCGCCGCGGCGATCAGCTGCAACAGGTCTTCACGGCGAACGCCCTTGATGGCAACACCTTTGTGGTCAAGCTGGTTGAGGGTGCCACACAGCCAGTCGTCGAGCAGCTGGCTGGCAGACAACTCGGCCAGGCCCACGCGTGGGCAATGGGCTGCCACGCAGCGGCCGGCGATGTGGTCCATGCCGCAGCGGTTGGGTCCGCGCCGGCAGGCATTCTGAATGGTGGCGGCTTCGTCTTCGGTCATGGGTGCAGGCTCCTTCGTGTGTATGTCAGGCACCTGGCGCGCGTGCGCCGCAGATGCGGTAGACGGTGGTGGGGCTGACGCCGTGCTGCTGGCAGACCTGGATGAGGTTCTTGCCGTTGAACTGGCGCCGGATCTGGCGGTCACGGGTGGCGGTGTCGCTGGCGGGCACGTAGATCTCGCTGCTTCCCCAGCGCTGGCGCAGGCCAGCGCCCAGGCGGGCAGCGCAGTCGGCCGCGCTGTGTGGTGCACGCTCAGCGAAGACTTGCTCGCAGACCTCGGCCAGGTCGGCCTCGAACTGAGCGACGAGCTGCTCGCGGTGCTCTCGGCTCTTGGGGTTGGGCTTCGACATTCAGGTCCCCATGAATTGGACGGCCCGGTCACCGATCAGGTCAGCGACGGTCGCATCGCGCAGGTAGGTACGCTGAAGCCGCCAGCCCTTTGCTTCTCGACGCGACTCCGATTCGCGCCACTCGCTGGCCGATCCGCGGTAGCCCGGCGGGGGAAGGTCGGCTGCAGGACTGGCGTCGGAAACCATCACTTCGATTTCGATCTGCAGCACCAGACGGCCAGTGACGGCTTGACGTCGGCAGCGCATCGCGCCGGTGGGGTGCTCTCGGGTTTGGAAAACGTGCATGCGGTCTCCTGTCAGATGCGGCTGCCCCATGCGCCGCTGGCGATGCCGGCGGCTGGGCGGGCCGGGGCGGCCGCGGGCGGTGGGATGTGGCGCCGAGGCGGCACCGGTTGAATGGCGTGTGCGTCAGCGCCCTGCTCTGCCGCGGCGTCGTCACCGGCTGGCGCGGGGGTGTCACCTGTGGCGGCAGTGACGTCGCCAGTGGGCGCTGCCTGGCCGGGGGCCTCGCCTTCGTCGGCGGGGCCGGGCTGGCCGAACAGGTCAGGCTGAAGCTGGGCATCCAGCTGGGTCCAGCGGTAGTCGGCCCAGTCGGCTATGCCCAGGTGTTCCTCCAGGAACATCGTGTAGACGGTGGTGTCCAACGGCTCGTTGGCACGTCCAGCCGGGCATTCCCACCGGTGCACGGTGCCATCCTTGGTGCGCACGGGGATGCGCTGCTCGGCGGTCAGGCCTTTGAAGAAGCTTTCGGGCAGATCGGCCGCAAAGTGCTGCCGACCGGGGCCGGACCCGTCCAACTGCAGGCGGCCGTGCAGCAGGTCCTTGGCCGCGTCGGTGCCCACGTGCCACAGCGCCACGCCCTTCTTGAGCTTGCGGCCCTTGTAGCTGATGTCCACCAATTTGCGGCCAGCCTTGATGGCCAGGCCGTGCTTGCCTTCGCCGTTGACGGCGTAGACGTTCTCGTCCTTGTAGAGCCGGCAGAACTCGTAGGCGTTGTGGGTCTGGTAGCCGGTGTCCACGGCCATGCCGCTGAGGCGTACGCGCGGGCCGTTGGCGTGGCGGTAGGTGATGGTGGTGAGCGGGCCCAGCTTGGCGCGCCAGTCGGCGATGCTGCTGGTGTCGCCGTAAATGACGCGGTAGTCGATGGTCCAGGCCTCGCCGTCGCGGCCGATGGCGCGGGCGGTGTACTCCCATCGGTCACCCTGCACGTCCACCGCGGCCAGCACCAGGTAGGCGCCGCGGGGGATGACGCGCATGGGCAGGCCCTCGGCCTGGGCCCGGCGCTGGAGCACGGCGGCCTCGGTCTGCTCGAAGTCTTCTTCCCACAGCTCGGCCAACGTTTCGTTGGTGAAGCCCTGCAGCGGGCCGCTGTCACCGGCGCGCTTGCTGGCAACGGCAGCCTCGTTCTCCTGCACGATGTCGGGCCAGCTGCGCTGCGGGCTGTAGGCGCTCCACAGGCCCACCACCGCGACGTGGCGCGGGGCGCGGCAGGGCTGGCCGCGATCGTCGCGCCACACACGGTCCTGGCCGTAGCGTCGGCCGGTGATGTCGCACACCCAGGCGCCGTCGGCCCAGATGCGCAGGTAGTCGGCCTGGGTGATGGCGCCGCGGCAGTGCGGGCAGAGGTGGCGCACGGTGAGCGGGCTGCCCTTGTCCCACTTGAAGCCGTGCGGGGTGTCGCGGCCGCCCCAGATCAGTGGGTGGCCGGCCTGGCAATGTGGGCAGGTGACCTGGTAGCGCATGCGCGCTTCAGCCTGGTCAACGCGGCGCTGCAGGTTGCTGAAGCCCTTGACGCGCGGGGTGCTGCCGCAGACCAGCTTCGGGAACGGTGCCCCTTCCAGCCGTCCCTTGCCCAACGTCACCGGGTCGCTGCTCTTACCCACCATCAGCGGGAAGCCGTCGAGCTCGTCGAACTTCACCGCGTCGACGGTGATCCGGCGGTAGACGCGCGGGCTGCTGCCGCCCAGGAAGCGCGCCACGCTGCGGCGGAACTGCAGCATGCCGATCTTGTCGGTGCCGCCCTTGCGCACCTGGCTGGCCACCACCGGGATGTCGAAGATGGGTTTGACCTCACTGGTCACGAAGTCGTCGCGGTCCTCATCCACCGGCTGGTAGACCACCTGCTTGCGCGGGCGGTGGGCACCGTCGTACGCGATGCTAGCCACCAGGCACTTGGTGTAGCCCACACGCTTGGCCTTCATGACGTCGAGCTCTTCGATGTCGTCGCTGCCCATCCAGTCGAGGATCGCCACCTGGAACGGCCAGGCCTGCCAGCGGCCGCGCTTGTGGCTGCTGTCGCCGTCCAGCACGAAGTGCTCTTGCGCCCAGTCGCCCAGGCGCTGGTGCTCGCTGGCGCGCAGGCCCTGCAGCGCCGCCCGCACCGACGCGGCGATGGCCTGCCGGGTGATGCGGTGCACCTTGCGGGGCTGCAGGCGGTAGGCGCGTGGCGTGGTCATGGTGGGCCGGGCTCAGATGACGGCGGGGGGGTCAGGCAGATCGGCGTCGTCTTCGTCCAGCGGGTCGCCGTCATCCAGGTCGAGCGGATCCTCATCGGGCAGCTGCGCCAGGCCGGCCACGACCAGGCTGCCGGTGGCACGCGCCCACTCGGCACGGGCGTCGGCCAGCATGGCGTCGATGGTGGACAGCGCAGCCTCGCTCAGCTCAGGACAGCGGCGGCGCAGGTCGCCGCGCAGGGCGTCCATTCGGTCGCTGACGCCGGCAGCGGCCATGCCCAGCACGTCGCCCAGCACTGTGATGGGCGCGAACTCTTTGCGGGCCACTGCGTTCTTGATCTCCTGGCCCTCGCGTTGGCTGCGGGCCAGGGCCGCACGCTCGGTGGCCAGCGCCTGGCTGCGGCCGGCGGCCTGTTCGCGCAGCCGCTGCACGTAGGCCTGCAGCCACATCAGCGCCGGCGCACCGTCGGCCAGCACGCCGGCGGCGATCAGCTGGCTCACCGCCGGCTGGCTGATGCCCACCATCTCGCCAAATTCGGCCTGGGTTACCGGTTCGGACAGGTCGACTGCCATCACATAACCCCCGTAGAAACCCCGCGCCGGACCCATGCGGTAGGGTTCGAATTGCCCGTGCGCCCCATTTCCCAGGAGGACCCATCGACCCCCCCCGGGGGGGCAGGCGGCCGGGGGAGGGGGCCGGCCTCGGCGAGGACGGCCCACCGAGCCCCGAGAACGGCCCTCTGGCGGCCGATCGCACTGCTGGACAGGGCACGGCCTACCCCCAACTCTTCAAACTCTCCTACCCCCTCTTTTCTTCGAATGAATAGAGGGGGAAGGGAGAGGCGCGCGCGCGACGTGTGTGCCAGTTCCGCCGCGGTTCCGCGTCGGTTCCGTCGTAAGTCGTTGCAGTTCCACGGGTTCCGCGGTTCCGCCGGGTTCGCACGTGAGAGAAATTGATTCTGCTGGGACCGGCCATGAAGCCCCGTGATGCGACGCGTAACGCGCACACGGGGAAATGTGGCGGAACTGCGGAACCCGTGGAACTGCAACGACTTACGGCGGAACCTTGGCGGAACCTTGGCGGAACTGATCACGATTCACCCCCGTCGCTACCCTTGCCATCGCCGCCCGGCCGCCCGGTATGGCCGCAGTAGCGGTTGAGTGGTGTGGCAAATGCACGGACGCAGTCCACCGCCCAGTCCCCCAGGGTCACACCGGTCGGAGGCCCGCCGGGCAAGTGGATGAGGATGACCAGATACTTGCGCTCGCCCACCTCTTTGTCGCCAGCGATGTCCGGCAGCTTCACCTTGCGCAGCTCGAAAGGCGGCGGCCGCAGCACACCAGCGGCATCACGCACACGCTGCTCATTGGCCCAGCGGTTGATCTCGCGCACAAAGGTCGCCTGGTCGGCAGCCCACTTCACACCGGTGTTGTCCACCCAGCGACGAAAGGCGCGAAACACCTGCTCACGCGAGCAGGCCCAGCGGGGCACATCCAGGTAGCCACCGATCCACTCGGCCACAAACCGCTGCGTCGGCTTCCAGTTCGCCTCGATCAGCAGCTGCTTGGCACGGGTCATCAGCGGCTTGGTGTGGCGGTCAAAATCGCCCACCGGGTAGCGCTGCAGGTAGTGCAGCCACTTGCCGATGCCATCGCCGTGCAGAAACGCCTTGACCTCGTCGTACAGCGCGGGGTCAGCCTCCAGCGGCGTGTAGACCACCAAGTAACGCCGGTCGCGGTCTTCCAGCGCCAGCGGCATGTCTTCGTTCGACGTGAAGACCACGTTGGCGTGGTTCGTCTCGTACCGCACATCGCAGTGCATGGCCCGGATCGGGAACCGATGCTCCTGCGTCACGATCATCTTGAGCCGGTTCTTGTTGTGGTACAGCTCCGACTTGCTCACCACCTCGTCGCCCACGATGGCCAGCGTGCGGCTCAGCCAGCCGGCGTTGTACTTCTCTTCCAGCTCGGTCTGCCCCACCGTCTTGCCCAGGTCGCCGAAGCAATCGCGCCAGGCGTCGAAGAACAGGTTCTTGCCTGTGCCCTGGCTGCCGTGAAAGATCAACGCCGTGCGCATCTTGGCGCCCAGGTTCTGCAGCGGGTAGGCCTGCCAGCACAGCACCCAGTGCATCACTGCATCCACATCGTCAGCCTGGCCACTCTCCTGGGGCTCTTCACCGTCCGCCCCGCCCACCAGCACGCTTGAGCCGCACAAGTGGCGCAGCAGCCGCAGCATCGGCGCCACCTCTTCATCTGTGCAGGACACCGGCTGGACCCTGATGCCCTGGAACAAGTTGATCTTGTCCTCAGGCACCTCCACGCCGGGCTCGAACACCAGGTCTTCCGGGTACACCATGCGCCGACGAGTGCTTGCCAGCCAGAAGTTAACCGGCGTGGCGCCGCAGGCCAGGCGCAGGTGCGGCACTTCCACAAAGCGCGCCATCTCCAGATCCCACACCTGATTGCTGCCGTACACCAGGGCGTAGCGATCCAGCATGCGGTCGATCGCATCCCAGAACTCAGGTGGGTAGACCTTGGCTTTCTTAGCCTTGGCCGGCTTTTCGTCACCATCATCACCGTCCGGCGTGGCAGCAACCACTGCACCCACCGGCGGATCACCCGCCCCGCCCCCTTCCCCGGGCGCGGGGGCATCGTCGCCGCCATTTTCAGCACCGCCCTGCCCGTCCAGCGCAGCAGTAACGGATGCATCCCAGGCCGCATCGTCATCGAGCTCACCATCGTCGGCTGTCGGTGCTGCAGCTGGCGCCACCGGTGCGGCAGCGGCCGCAGGGCCAGGGGTCGACCTGCCACCCGAGCGCTGCTGCACCACCACGCCACACCGCTGGGCCAGCCATAGCATCGCGGCCTTGGGCGTGTGCGCCAGGCCGGGCGCCCACTTCAGCACACAGTCGATGGCCGAGTAGGACTCTTCTTCGCCAAAGTCGTGGATACCCTCGGGCGACAGCTGCAGGTCCTCCTGCAGCTTGCGGCCCAGATCCTTGCTGGTGACACGCCAGCCATAGGGCGTGTGCCGGGCGGCCGGAAAAATCTCCTGCACCCACCGGTCCAGGCAGGCCAGCGCCTCATCGTTCACCCGGCGGAAGTCATCGCCGGCAGCCCCTGGGCCACTGGTGGCCGACGCGGCCCGCGGCGCAGGCGGTGGCACAGCGGCCGGGCGCTTCGCCTCCTTCGCCGCGTCCTTGGCAGCCTGCACCACGCTCTGCATGTAGGCCATCGCGTAGGGCTTGATGGGCAGCACCTCGGCCGGCGCCGCGTCCAGCCGCTGGCCGGTGCATGTGAAGTAGCGGCCCCCGCAGTACACCTCCACGCCCACATCGTCGTGCTTGAAGCTGTCGCACTGGCCGGACACGATGATGTGCACGCCCAGGCCCGACGGCGACCACTCGGCAAAGCTGGTGGCGCATTCCATGATGGCCTGCTGCTCGGCCGACGGTGCGCCGGTGTCCTTCCAGTCCAGATCGATGCCGATCAGGCCGTCACCGTCGAGAAAGGCAAAGCCCACCCCGTCAAAGCCGCGCTGCTCCTGGATCTGCGCACACACCTGGTCAAAGCTGGCCAGGGCCGCACGGTCCAGCGCATCACCCAGATCCGCATGCGGCATGGCCGCGGTGGGCTTGCCGTCGCGGGGCTTGCCCTTGGGCCAGCCACGCAGCTGCCCATTGATGTAGAAGGGCGTCTTGGCCGGCTTGGGCCTGCCCGGCACCTGCACCAGGCGCCACACCAGCCACTGCGGCAATACCCGCATCGCCTCGGGCATGCCGGTGCGCAGCCGCTCTACCAGGGCTGCGCGCTCCGCACGCCAGTCTGCTCCTGACGCCATCAGCCCAGACGCCCTGCCCTGCGCTGTGCCAGGGTGCGGCGCTCATGATCTGCGCGGCAATCCGGATCACAGTACACCGCCAGCGATGCCAGGCCCGCGCCGCAGTTTTGGCACACACCAGGCGCAGAGGCCACCACAGGCCGGCGTGCTGCTGCCAGCGCAGCGGCAGTGAACTCCACTTCGCGCTGGGTCGCCATGTCGTCGACCGACGACAGGCGCTCGGGCTCTTCCGGAAGCATCAGGCCACCGCCTTCAGACCTGTCGCGCCGGGCGGCAGGCTGCCCATCAGCGCCTCGATGCGCTGCAGCACCACTGCCTGCTGACTCAGCGACGCCTGAAATGCCCGCTGCAGCTCAGCCAGCTCCTGCTGCGGCTCACGCGGCGTGGGCACGCTGTAGTGCAACCGCGCCGCGCAGTAGTGCATGTAGGCGTGGCAGCCTGCATCACGCGCCAGCTGCGCGACCTGCAACACCCGGTCTGGCGTCAGATTGTGCGGACGGTCGTCGTTCAGACAGTCCAAAAGCTTCCGCTGTGCCTGGTCGACCAGCAGATCTGGAAACAGCTTCGACCCCACCAGCTTGGAGCCGCCAGCAGCCTTCACACACTCGATCAGCACATCGGTCAGTGTCTGGATTTCATCCATTGCGAACCCCTGCGAAAAATTCGCAACCGTTCGCATAGGCTGCAAACGGCAAAAAAAAGAGACTGGCGGCATGCCTTGCAGCAACACCACCAGCCTCGTATGACTTCACGGGCAGACCGCCGTGGCAACCGTTACACCATTCGGTATTTCCGACTGGCCGGCTCGTCGCACAATGCTGCCGTCCTTGGCAAGGGCGAACTCACCGGGCCAGATCAGGTGCGCATCCAGCGGCCGGGTCACCACCCTGGGGACAACGCCCTTGGACTCCGTTTCGATCTGTGCCGCCAGCGCCGCACTGGGCTTGCGCGTGCCGTACATGCAGTTGCGCAGGTGCTGCCACGTGGTGCCGCAGGCCACCGCAAAGGCGTCCCGCTCAGGCTGCGTCATCGGCGCCAGGAAGTCGCGTAGGCTGTTCATGGCGCGGGATATTACACCAACTGGGTTAGTTATGGTTAAACCGCTTGAGATAGTCGGCCCGATGCAATCGGACCGCATGAGCGAGCACCTTGTCCGGTTTCAGAGGCTGATGAACCACGCACGGCTGCAGGGATGGTCAGATGCGGAGCTCTCGCGTCAGATCGGACGCAGCCAGCAGCAGGTCAACAGCTGGCGAGACGGCAGCCGGCGGATCGGGGAGCGCCTGGCGCGCAGCCTCGAAGAGAAGCTCGGCATGCCGAGGTTCGAGCTGGATGACCGCCCTACCACCCCGCTGGCTCTCGGGGTGAGCGAGCCCACCCCGCGTTGGGGTGATGTCCTAGGGACATCATTGGCTGATACAAGACCGGCACAAAGCATGCCGGTCTACTCCTGGACCCGGCTGGGAGAGATGCTCGCAATGACCCACGCTGACCGGCAGGCCCTGCCGCAACTGGAAACCTTCGTCCCCACTTCTGACCGTGCCTTCTTCCTGACCATGGAAGATGACTCCATGGCCCCCCGTATCCAGCAGGGAGATGACCTGCTGTTCGACCCGCTTGAGGCACCCCGGGCAGGCGATCTGGTGCTGGTCCGCGTCGCCGCCGGTGAGATGTTCGTGCGCAGCTTCAGGCCCAAGACTGCCCAGCACTGGGAGGCGCTGCCGATCAACAGCGAATACCTGCCGCTGACATCGGTGGCTGACGGCATCGAGGTTATCGCCGTCGCCGTTGAGCACCGGTCATACCTGCGGCGGCGCTGATGCGATCCTGCCCCACCGCCCTCGCCGCCTTGTCCCTTGCGGCGGCCCTGCTGCTGTTCAGCAACGTCACCAGCGCGGCCGAACCGACGGCGCCATGCGTTGCCGCCGCGCGTGAGTGGATCATGGCCGGCCGGTTCCCGGAGCGGTTCGAGCCGCCCGAAGGTTTTGGCGCCAGCGACTGCACCGGTGCAATCGACGCCGCCTATCGACGGATGGACTCCGAGCGTGACGCCGCTGCCAAGGCCGTCCGTGACGCTGAGGACCGCGCCGCACAAGCCTCGGCAGCCGAGAGAGACCGGGTGCACAAGAAGATCGCCGCAGACCAGCGTGCTTACAGCGCACGCGCGGCGAAAGAGAAGGCCGACCGCGACGCCCGGGCAAAGCGCCCCGACCCTGCAATCGGCATGTCCGCCGAGCAAGTCGAGACCGGCAGCAACTGGGGCCCGACAACCGGCCTTAGCCGCCGCGTCACGGCCAGCCGGACCATCGAGATCAGGCACTACGGCGCAGGCAGAACCATCGTCTTCACCGACGGCCGTGCCAGCGCGATCGAGACCAGCTACTAAACCAAGCAGCCGCTCAAAACTAAATCATCGGGTTGACCGAAAACTAAACCTAGTGGTTTAATCCGCCTCACACCCCCCGAAAACGCCATCCGGCGGGGGTGCTGAGGCGACAGTGCAACCTTCCCCCACCGCCGCGGCCGGTCAGCCCGCACAGCCCCGCCATCCAGCGCCCTCGCTGTGGCCCCAGGCCCAGCCCACCGACGAGCCGGTGCTGCGCAACAGCAGCTGGCTGGCCATTCGTAGCTGGGGGCGTGGCACGTGGCTGGTGGCCGTGTTTGCCGATGATGGCCGCATCGTCAGCAACTGCGACTACGCGGTCGACGACTTCGGCGGCCTGGCGCCCATCGCCGGCAGCGTGGCCGACGCCAACTACGAGCACTGGTTCAGCACCTTCGCCATCGACCAGGCCGCCACCGACTGGTGGCTGCAGGCCTGTGACGACGCCGGCCACGCCCGCCAGCAGCGCCAGGACGAGCACCGCACCCGCGACCTGCTGCGCCCGCCGCCTGTCACGGTGGAGGTTATCACCGAGCCCGAGCACCCGCTGTGCGTGGCCTCCATCGCGGTGGGCGACGATCCGCGGCTGGACGCACCGCTGTACAGCATCCACGTGCGTGGTGAAGACCCGCTGCTGGTCACCCATGCCCAGCTCGCTGCGCTGATGCTCGGCGCCCAGCAGCTGTGCAAGGCCGCCAGCCGCCCGGCCGGCGCACGGGTGCAGTGATGCGCACCGCCACCCGCTGGCTGCTGCTGCCCGCCGTACTGCTGGCCGCCCTGGTCGCCTGCATCCTTGCCCCACGTGAAGATCGTGACCTCGACGCCCATCCGCAGCACGTCGGCATGTGGGACATCGAGCGCGGCCACCCCTGGCGCTGGGCCGCCGGCTACGCGGCCGTGATCGCAGCCACGCTGCTGTTGTCGCATGCCGCCGCCCGGGGGTGGCTGTGAGCACCCCGCTTGACGTGATGGCCGCCCAGGCTCGGGAGCATGAACACGCGGCTCGTCGCGTGTACATGCAGGGCTGGCGCTGGGGCCTGGTGTCCGGCTTCTGCTGGGGCATGGTGGCCACCAGCGTGGCCGCGCTGCTGGTCAACACCGTGATTGCAGCGCTGGGCGGCTGAGCATGCTGCTGCTCACCCCACCGCCCTACCGCGCCTGCCAGCTGTGCAGCCATGGCGCTGACCACGCAGGCCAGCGCGTGTGCCGCTGCCCCGCTGCCGTGGGCCGCCAGGCCGCCGTGCCTGTTGACCTGGTGCGCAAGCCGCAGGGGGCCTGTGGCCCCGAGGCCACCCACCTCGATTTCCCGGGCCTGCACGCCTAGGCCGCTGCCGTGTCGCGCCGCGCTGCACTCACCATCACCCAGGCTGACCTGCAGACGGCCTACACCCTGCGCCGGCGCGCCGATTGGCCCGCCACGTTCGACCAGGCCATGGCTGATCCCCTGCTGTGCCGGCTGGTGCGGGCTGAGGCCTTGCGCCGCGCCCAGGCACTGCAAGACCGCGCCCAGCAAGCGGCCAATAAACCGGCTCAGCAGGTGCGCCTGCCGGCCCCACCCGTCACCCCCCGTCCGTCATTCGATTGCAAGCGCGCTGCCGCTGGCGACCGTGACGACGACTGACCGAGCACCACCACCATGACCATCACCCCCCGCTTTGCCGTCCCGCCCGGTTCTGACCACTGGGTCCTGCGGCGCGTCAGCTACAACGCCGCCGACATGCTGCCTGTCCACCTGCGCCCCGGTGGCCTGGTGCGCATGGCCATGCTGCTGCACCTGGCCCAGCACCCCGATGGCGTCAGCCAGGCCGAGCTGAGCCTCGTCGCACTGAGCGCGTGCAACGTCATGCAGGCCCCGCCCACCGAGTCGGAGCTGTGCACCATCGTCGGCCACATGGCAACGCAGGACCTGCTGGCCATGGAACTCACCGCCGGCCAGCACCCGTGCTACTTCAGCCCGTCGGCGCGCAAGGTCGCCCGCATCCGGCGCATGCACGGCTACACGCTGCCCGCCTTTATCCGGCCTGCACGGGTGGCGGCATGAGCGAGCACACCACACCCCAGTTGATCGGCCTCACCGGCCATGCCGGCGTGGGCAAGGACAGCGTGGGCGCACTGTTGCAGGCCGCCGGCTGGGCCCGCAGCAGCTTTGCCCAGGCGCTGCGCGTGGAGGTGGCCGAGCACTGGCGCATCGACCCGCGTCTGCTCGATGATCGCTGGGACAAAGAGCGCCCGATCCCGGCCATGGCTGTGGGCGCTGTGCACCACGCCGACTGGCTGCGCTGGGCCACCTTCCAGGGCCACAACCTCATCACCCCGCGCAGCCCGCGATGGGTGCTGCAGCAGTGGGGCAGCTACCGCCGCTGCCAGCACCCGGACTACTGGATCCAGCACGTGCGGGTCTGGCATGGCACGGTGGGCCACAAAGACCCGCGCGCCAGCAGCGTCATCACCGACGTGCGCTATGCCAACGAGGCAGCGGCACTGCGCGCGCTGGGCGGCCTGATCGTGCGTGTGCACCGCCCACATGGTGCTGCGGCGCTGGGCCCTGACACCGCCCACCACGAGAGCGAGCAACACACCCAGATCCAGGCCGACGCCGATCTGGTCAACGACGGCACGGTGTACGACCTGGCCGTGGAGGTGCGCCGCGTGGTGCACCAACTGTCCACCCCCAACCACAGGACCATCGCATGAGCGACGCTGAAGCCATCCCCACCCATCCCATCACGCCCGACATCCCCGCCGGCACGCTGGACGTGATGATCGACCTGGAGACCATGAGCACCCGGGCCGACGCGGCCATCGTGAGCATCGGCGCCTGCTGGTTCAACGTCGAGACGGGCGACGTGGGCGACCCGCTGCGCCTGGCGGTCGACCTGAACAATAGCCGCCTCTACGGTGGCCACATCGACGGCGACACGGTGCGCTGGTGGCTTCGCCAGTCGGATGCCGCACGGGACGCCATCAGTGCTGATGGGGGCGTGCCGCTCGCCGCCGCGCTTCAGGAGCTGCAGCTGTACCTGCACGGCGTGGCCGAACTGGACCACGTGCGTGTGTGGGGTGACCCCGCAACGTTCGATTTGCCAATCCTGTCCACCGCCTATGGCCATTGCGACATTGCCCAGCCCTGGCGCTACTGGAACGGCCGCTGCCTGATGACGCTGCGCAAGTTGCTGCCGCATGTGCCGGAACCCACGTTCCAGGGCACGCCGCACGATGCCGGCGATGACGCCCGGCACCAGGCACGGCATGCGATCGCCATCCTGCGTGAGCTGGCACGCCTGCAGCCGCCGGCCCCGACTACCACGACGGGAGCCTGAGCCATGACCGAGGTAATCACCACCGCCGCCACCCCGCTGGCCCATGCCCTGAGCCTGCCGCACGGGCTGCTGGCGCCCAGCCCCACCAACCCCCGCAAGCGGTTCGACGCTGCGGCCCTGGCCGAGCTGGCAGACAGCATCGCCGAGCACGGCGTGATGCAGCCGCTGGCCGCACGCCCCAACCCGCTGCACACCGATGGCGACGGCCGCCCGCCCTACGAACTGGTGTGCGGTGAGCGCCGTTGGCGTGCCTGCGGCCTGCTTATCGAGCAGGGCCGCGCCTACCCCAGCGCAGGTCATGTGCCCGTGCTGGTGCGCGACTACACCGATGCCCAGGTGCTGGCCCTGCAGGCGTTGGAAAACGTGCAGCGCCAGGACCTGCACCCTATGGAAGAGGCCGACCACTACCACCTGATGGTCAGCCACCCGCTCAACCCCGCCACGGTGGCCGAGGTGGCCCAGCTCATCGGCAAGAGCATCAGCTACGTGCAGGCCCGCCTCAACCTGCGCCGCCTGGGCGCGGAGGCCCGCCAGGCATTCATGGACGGCCTGCTGGACTTCAGCAAGGCGCTGCGCGTGTCGGCCATGCCCGCCGCCCAGCAGCCCAACATCGTGCAGCACATCACCACCTGGGGCGGTGAGCCCATGGGCGTGCGTGCGGCCGAGCGCTTCATCGTCGAGCAGCACACCCTGTTGCTGACCCGCGCACCGTGGAACCTGGCCGATGCCGGCCTGCTGCCCGAAGCAGGCTCCTGCACCGACTGCACGCAGCGCACCGACCGACAGCCCGGGCTGTTCGAAAGTGCGACCGATGGCGACCGTTGCCTGAACGGTGCATGCTGGGGCCAAAAGCGCCAGGCCCACCACGACTGGCTGGTGCGCAACGCCGAGGCCGAGGGCTACCTGGTGGCACGCGGCGACCGGGCGGCCAGCATCATGCGCCACGACAGCACCACGCCCGCCGACGGCTGGCATGACCTGTCTGCCCGTGTGCCGGCCCACCTGGGCGACAGCACCACCACGGTGGAGCAGGTGGTCGACCGTGCCAATGTGCCGGCCGAGAACATCACCGTGCTCGACCAGCCCGGCCGCGAGCGCCTGGTGTACCTGGTCACCACCGCCGTGTTGCGCACCGCCCTCACGGCGATCGGCACGGCCAAGAGCGATCGGCCTGATCTTGAACTGCAGGGCCAGCAGCAGGCCGAGGCGAAGGCGGGCAAGACCGCAACGCCAGCGCCGGTTCCGGCACCCGATGCACGCGACGGCGCGCCGCCGCGTGTGGCCGCGAAAAGGCCGGCCGAGCCCGAGGCGCCAGCCTGGAATCCACTGGACGATCTGCTGGCCTTCGACGTACTGCCTGGCGGTCAATGCAACGATGCGCTGGTGGAGCGCTGCCGAGGGCTCGCCATCGAGCGCACGGTGGCATGCCTTGCGGTGCACCGCGCGTGCAGCGAGGTGCGTGACCGCGGCCTACAGCTGAATGCGCTGCTGCCGGCTGCGCTGGCCTGCACCATTGGGTCGACGCTGTGGATGGGCTTCGACGTCGACGACTGCGACCTGGAGACCATGCCCGATCTGGCGCGGCTGGCAGGCATCCATAGTGCGCCACCGGTGCGCAGTTCGACTACACCCTACACAGTGCACCGTGACGCCATGCTGGCCTGGATCCACGGGCTGGACCGCACCGATGCCACCTGCCTGACCTACGCACTGCTGCGGCAGGACACCGCCAGCAAGCCAGGTGGCCACAACTGGCGCCATCTGGCCAGCGCAATGGGCATCGCACCCGACCCGCTGCTGGCCGAGGCCACCACCGCGGTCGACGAGCGCCTGCGCCTGGAGCTGATGAAGCGCAGCACCACCACGGCCAAGAAGGTCAGCAAGCCCCCGGCCAAGAAGGCTGTGGTGCCTGCGAGCAAGACTGCCACCAAGGCCACCCCCAAGAAGCCGGCACCGGCTGCCAAGAAGGCCACCGCCAAGGCCAGCACCGCCCCCAGCGTGAAGTACCGCGACGCCGCCACCGGCAGCACCTGGACCGGCCGCGGCCTGCAGCCCGCCTGGCTCAAGGCCGAACTGGCCAACGGCGCCAAGCTCGCCGACTTCGAGGTGCAGGCATGAAAGCGCTGAGCATCCGGCAGCCCTGGGCCTGGGCCATCGTGCAGGGGCTCAAGCCCGTCGAGAACCGCACCTGGGCGCCGCGCCATGTGGGCCCCCTGCTCATCCACGCCGGCCAGGTGTTCGACGACGACGGCCTGCAGTCGATGCTGGCCGTGTTCCCCGAACTGCAGGCCCAGTTGCCGCAGCGCTGGGACCTGGGCGGCATCATGGGCGTGGCAGAGGCGGTGGAGTGCGTCACCAGCCATCCCAGCCGCTGGTTCATGGGTCCCTATGGCCTGGTGCTGCGCGATGCGCGACCGCTGCACTTTCGGCCCTGGCCTGGCAAGTTGGGGTTCTTCGACGTGCCCGACGAGATCCAGGGCACTGGCCTGCACGCCCTGTCGGCCGCTGAGGCCGAGGCCCAGGCCGGCCAACAGCGGATGTTCTGACGGTATGCAGCCCATGCGCTACAGCACCCCCCGCAGCCCATCACGCCGCCGGCATGCGCTGGCCAACCCGGTGGCCAAGAGCATCGCGGTGCGCCAGATCCACCAGCACCTGCGCGACATCCAGACCCTGGCCTACCTGCTGGGCGATGGCGAGGAAACCGCGTCCCAGCTGGCCCACATGGCCTGGGTCATCGGCCTGGGCACCGAGGTGGCGTATGCCATCGGGCACCAGCGTACCCGCGTGCTGCATGACACCCTGCAGACCGTGCACGGCATGGCCCTGGCCGGCTACCGCTGGCAGGCCCAGCATGCCGCCGCAGTGGACAGAGCCCTCAGCGAGTCGGCCACGCTGATCACCAAGAACGCGGAAATCGCCTGGACGATGGTGGCCGGCGCTGAGTTCCTGGCCCACCGCATCAGCACCCGCACGACCACCGCCGACGATGTGGCCGGCGCCGAGCTCTTCGAGCCCTCCCCGCCTGCGGAAATTCCGCCGCTGGCCCCGCCCGCGCACGGGGGGGAGGGGGCGCGCCAGGCAAAGGCCGGCGAGGTGGATGGTCAGCAGGCCGCTGCGCGGCCTGAGGGCTTGGGAAGCAGCACCCGCCTGGCGGCAGGCGCTGCAGAAGTGATGGACGATGGGCTGGCCGAGCCGGCCAGCCCTGCCTTGTCCAGCGGAGAGGTGGCATGCTGACCCCGCAGTTTGGTCTGCCGCTGCACGACGAGCTGGTGGTTGATCTGTTTGCCGGCGGCGGTGGTGCATCGTGCGGCATCGAGCAGGCGATCGGCCGGCCGGTCGACATCGCGGTCAACCATGACCACGAGGCGGTGAGCCTGCACCAGGCCAACCACCCGCAGACGCGCCACTTCGTGAGCGATGTGTTCGAGGTGGATCCGCGCATCGTCACTGGCGGCCAGCGCATCGGCCTGCTGTGGGCCAGCCCTGACTGCACCTTCCATAGCAAGGCCCGGGGCGGCAAGCCCTTCCGCGACCGCAACCGTGCCCGCCGGCGCCGCGGCCTGGCTACCGTGGTGGTTAAGTGGGTGCGCCTGCTGAAGCCCACCGGCCAGCACCCGCGCGTCATCGCGCTGGAGAACGTGGAAGAGTTTCAGCACTGGGGCCCCTTGCTGGCCGATGGCATGCCCTGCCCTGACCGCCGCGGCACCAGCTTCCAGCGCTGGGTGGCCGAGCTGCGCAACCTGGGCTATCAGGTTGAATGGCGTGAGCTGCGGGCCTGCGACTACGGCGCCCCCACGATCCGCAAGCGGCTGTTCCTGATCGCCCGCTGCGACGGTCTGCCCATCGTGTGGCCAGAGCCTACCCATGCAGACCCGAAGCACGCCAAGGCACGCGGCCTGATGCCGTGGCGCACCGCTGCGGAGTGCATCGACTGGAGCCTGCCCTGCCCATCGATCTTTGAGCGCGAACGGCCACTGGCCGAGGCCACACTGCGTCGCGTGGCACGCGGGGTGATGCGGTATGTGGTGGAGGCGGCGAAGCCGTTCATCGTCCACATCGCCCACGGCGAGGGCAAGCCCGGCGGCGTGCAGCGCTGGGGCACCGGCACCCACGACACCGGCAAGCCGTTCCCGACCGTCACCACCAAGGCCGAGCACATGCTGGCCGTTCCGACGTTGGTGCAGACCGGCTACGGTGAGCGCCCAGGCCAGGCGCCGCGCGTGCCCGGCCTGAACAAGCCGCTGGGCACCGTGGTGGGCGGCCAGAAGCACGCGCTGGTGGCCGCCTTCCTGGCCAAGCACTACGGTGGCGTCACCGGCCACGGCGTGGAGCAGCCGCTGGGCACGGTGACCACCAGCGACCACCACAGCCTGGTGGCCGGCACCCTGGTCGGTGTTGGCGGCCGCACCGGCCAGGGCCAGGCTTCGAGCTATGGCGCCGATCGGCCGCTACGCACCGTGACAGCCAAGGCCGACACTGCGGTGGTGGCTGCGTTCCTGGCCGCCTACTACGGCAGCGATCAGGACACCCCGCTGGACGATCCGCTGCACACCGTCACCACCAAGCCTCGGTTCGCACTGGTGATGGTCGACGGCGTGCCGCATGCCATTGCCGACATCGGCATGCGCATGCTGCAGCCGCGCGAGCTGTACAGCGCCCAGGGATTCCCGGCCAGCTACATCATCGACCGCGGTGCCGACGGCCGATTGCTCAGCAAGGCGGCGCAGGTACGGATGTGCGGCAACAGCGTGTCGCCAGTGCTGTCTCGGGCGCTGGTGCTGGCCAACTACACCGAGCGTCAAGCGCTCAGGCAGGCAGCATGATGAGCCTTACATCCCTGCATTCCCGGGTGTGCAACGTGGTGGCTGCATGGCTGTGGCCAGCCAAGCCGCAGCAACCCGCAGAGATGACAGCGCCGGCAGCGCCGGAAGCACCAATCCAGGAGTACACCGCCTTAATCCGGGAAGGCTGGTTCGCCCTACCCGGCTGCCGCCTCGAATACCGGGACAGCGGCCTGGCCATCGCACTGGCCACGCAGCCAGGTCACGCCGCCTACACGTTGCTCGACTCCGAAGGCCAGCCGCTGGCAGCAACTGGCCCAGGTCTGCTGGAGCGGCTTCAGGTCTACGCCGAGATCGTGGCCGCCGAGCGTGCGGCCTTCGTCTACCACCCCGCCAGCAAGGATGCGCATGGCTGAAGCCACCAACATCGAATGGTGCGACAGCACCTTCAACCCCTGGATCGGCTGCACACAGGTGAGCCCGGCCTGCGACGACTGCTATGCCGCACGCAGCACGCCAGCTCGCACGCTGGGAGTCGCCTGGGGATCGGGCGAGCCGCGGCATCGGACCGGCGCCAGCAACTGGGCGTTGCCGGAGCGCTGGCAGCGCGAGGCGGCAGCTTTCCAGGCCCAGCACGGCCGCCGGCGCCGGGTGTTCTGCGCGTCGCTGGCTGATGTCTTCGACAACGAGGTGCCGAGCGAGTGGCGAGAAGACCTGTTCGCCCTGATCCGCGCCACGCCTGACGTGGACTGGCTGCTGGTCACCAAGCGCATCGGCAACGCGGCGCCCATGATCAAGGCGGCCTTGTCCAACATGGACATCGGCTACAGCGTGCCGTTCGCGGCCTGGCCGTGGCCCAACGTATGGCTCGGCATCACAGTCGTCGACCAGGCCGAGGCCAACCGCGACGTGCCGAAGCTGCTGTGCGTGCCGGCGGCAGTGCATTTTCTGAGCGTGGAGCCGATGTTGGGGCGCATCTACGTCGAGGACATCCCCGACCCGGCCGGCGGCGTGTGCCTCAAGCCCCTGGCGGGGCTGCGCTGGGTCGGCAACGGTCAAGGCCGCAGCGAAGCGTACGCAGCTGGCGGTCGCATCGACTGGGTGATCTGCGGCGGCGAGTCCGGCCCCAAGGCCCGGCCGATGCACCCCGACTGGGCCCGCAGCCTGCGCGATCAGTGCGCGTCCGCTGGCGTGCCGTTCCTGTTCAAGCAATGGGGCGAGTGGGTGGCCGATCCCGATCTGGCACACCGCGATGTCACGGACTGGTCAGCCCAAGCCTGCACCGTCCGCATCGGCAAGAAGACCGCGGGCCGCCTGCTGGACGGCCGCACACACGACGAGTTCCCCGCAGCATGAGCACCATCACCATCGTCACCACCCGGCCAGCCGTGCTGCCGCTGGAAGCTGCGGCGGCCTACACCTCGCTCAGCCCCACCCTGCTGCAAGAGGCCACACGCACGGACCCGAGCTTTCCGCGCCCCATCCAGCTCAGCGCCCGGCGCGTGGGCTGGCTGGTTGCCGAGCTGGACGCCTGGCTGGCCACGCGGCCGCGCTCGCAATGCCTGCCCCCGGTAAACAGCGGCTACGGCAGGGCCGGCAAGCCTGCGGCCGCTTCCAGCTGATCCGCAAGCAGGCCCAGCCAGCGCACGCGCTCGGCATCGTAGGTGTGGCGGTTGTAGGTGCCCTGGGTCTCGGGCGGAAGATGCCCCAGCAGCGCCTCCCCCACATCGTGCGGGCAACCCAGCCCAGCCAGCACCGTGCGCGCCGTGGCGCGCAGCCGGTGGGCTGACCAGCCCTCCACCGGCCAGCCCGTTCCCCCCCGCCGCTGGCCCTTGATGCTGGTGGGCATCCAGTCGTACACCGAGCCGCTGAAGGCCTTCTGCGTGTAGGGCTCGCCCTCGGTGTTGGGCCACATCACCGCCCCGCCGTCGACGCCGGCCGCGTGCCGCTCCACCACCTCGCGGGCCCGGCCGAACAGAGGGATGCGCAGATCCACCGCGCGCGCCACCTTCGCGTTCTTGGTCAGCGCCTTGGGCAGCGTGGCCCACAGCACACCATCGGCATCCTCGGCCAGGTGCTTGGGCTGCAGGCGCAGGATCTCGACGCCACGCGCACCCGTCCACAGGTACATCACGAGCAGATCAAAGCCGTGCCCGTGGAAATTCTCAGCCGCCCAGCGCAGCACCTGGCCGCACTCGGCCAGCGTCAGCACGGCATGGGACAGCCCCTGGTGCTCGCCGCCGATCACCTTGCCCTTGCTGCGCAGCCTGCCGTGCATCAGCTGGCGCCACCAGTTGGGCACGTCGGGGTCCATCCGGCCTGAGTCCAGCCCGTGGTCCCAGGCTGCACCCAGCAGGCTGCGCAGCTTGCTGGCCATCGTCGGCGTGCCGGCTCGGGCCTTCAGCACGTCATACGCTCGGGCGCGGTTGATGCTGGCAGGTTTCGCGCTGGCCAGCTCCGGGTCTTCCTCGAACAGCAGCTCATACGCGCGCTTTGCCTGCCTCAGGCTCGATGCCGACCGGCTGCCGGCCAGCACGTCGCGCACGTAGTTGTCGCAGATGTCCTTCACCGTGATGGCATCCTGGGCCTGGGCCAGCGCGGCCGCTTTGGCCGCACGCTTGTGGCTGGCTGGGTCGACGCCCGTGGCCTTGCCATCGCGCAGGGCTTGCCAGCGGGACACTGCATCGCCCGCGGACATGGCCGGCCACCGGCCCAGGGCCGTCTGCTTCATCCTGCCGGCGGCATCCTTGTACCGGTAGACCCAGCTTTTCCACTGCGGCGCAGCCACCAGGCGCAGCCCGGCGCACCCGTCGATAATCATGTGGTCGCCCGCCGCCAGCTGCTTGGCTGCCCGTGCGTCGAAGAACATGCAAACCACCTCCGAAAAAACCTACGCCATTTCTACGCCTGACCGGCAAGTGTAGGCGGGCTTTGTCGGGTGCTAAACTGGATGCAGACGGCGGGCGAGATGGACGCAAGCTGTTGATTTTGCTGGGGTATGAGCGCTAAGCCTCTGTCCCACAACGGAAAATTCCGCGCGGGCGTAGCTCAATGGCAGAGCTGAAGCTTCCCAAGCTTAAGACGAGGGTTCGATTC